CAAAGCCCCCCATCTCAGGGTAAAATAATTATAAAATATACTCTGACGGAAGTGGCCGTCGGGAAGAGCCGAAGAGGGCTGACTGTGCGTGAATGCGCATGGTCAGCCCTCTTTTTATCGCATGTGGCGGAATATCCTTGCCTGGAGGAATGGGGGGCATGAGGGGGTGAAGCGATGACCAATGCGGAGAAAAACTTGGCCTACATGCAGGCGCTGCGGAGGCCGTTTATGAAACTGTGCAGGCTGCGTTTTTTGAATCCTGACGGGTCCACTGCTTTCTCACTGGACAACAATCCTGGAAATGTCAGAAGCGGAGCTTTCATTGCCGATGGTACGATCAGCGCCAACTTGCAGAATGGACAGCGGAGGAACGCCACGGTGACCATCTCCAACGTGGATGGGGCCTTTGACTATAACATCAACAAAATCTGGTTCGGGCAAGAGATCGCTTTGGATGAGGGGCTGATCCTGCCCAATGGGGAAGACTTTTACATCCAGCAGGGGGTCTTTCTGATTGAAAATCCCACGGAGACGATAGAGCCGGGGAACCGGACCGTTACCTATCCGTTGGTGGACAAGTGGGCCATGCTGGACGGGACCCTGTTTGGAAACCTGGAAGGGACCTACGAGGTGAAGGCAGGGAGCAACATCTTTACCCCCATTGCAGCGCTTCTGGGGCTGCCCCGGGGAAACGGATATCCGGTGGACCGAGTATCGCCCATCTTTACCGAGTATTACAACGGGAAAACCCAGAAGCTACCGGACGGGTCGGATGCAGCCTTGACCGATGCTCCTTATACCCTGCGGGTGGAAGGAGATGGTGGGACCTATGCGGATGTGGTGTTGGGGCTGGCAGCCATGGTAAATGCCTGGGTGGGATATGACAACACCGGAGCGTTGCGGCTGGACGCCAGCCAAGATGATATCCTGGACACGGATAAGCCCATTTTGTGGCAGTTCTCCATGAATGAAGCCCAGATTTTAGGCCAGAGCTACACGATGAAGAACACTGAGGTTTACAACGATTACATTGTGCTGGGGGAACTGCTGGATGACAACAGTCAGCCCGCCGGGCGGGCCACCAACTACGATCCTATGAGTGATACCAATGTATATGCTATTGGGAAAAAGACCTATCGGGAGAGCCAGGCAGGGTATGGGACGGACCAGATGTGCCAGGACTTGGCGGTGTGGAAGCTGAAGCGAGCGACAGTGCTGCAAAAGGCAGTGACGATTTCTTGCAGTCAGATGTACCACTTGGACGTGAATAACTTGGTCACAATTATCCGGACGGACAAGCCAGGCAGCCCGGTGGAGCGGCACCTGATTCAGGGATTTTCCCGACCGCTGGCCAGCACGGGGAGTATGACCATCAGTTGTGTGTCGGTGAACGATTTCCCGGAGGCGACGGTGACAGGGTGGCCGGAATAAAAAAATAGCTGTTTCTATTTTAGAAACAGCTGGGCACAAGTATGGATTTGAGTCTGAAAGGAGGATTTTGCCTATGTACGCGAAAAAGCAGGGAAGCGCCGGGGGACTGGAACGAGTTGTCGTGCTGAAAAGCGGAGCGAGGCTGCCCCTGGTGGGAGAGAACGACCGCTACTGGCTGTGCCACGGGACCCAGTTTCGTAAAGGCGGCGCCCAAGTGGCGCGGGTAGAGGAAATACCCGTGGAACGGGAACCGACAGCCGGGGTAGATCCGCTGGAGAAAGGAGAAGCAGGAGCAGAGATGCCTGCGGAGGGCTTGAAAGAGGAGGGGAACGAGGATGCCGATTGTAAACGGGAAGTATGAATCCCCTATATGGGAGAACAATCATCAACCTGCTATGGATGCTGCGGAGATGCAGGCTATTACAGATAGTGTCGAGGAGAGCATTCACGCTCTGGGTGACTACACCACCCCGGCCCAAAAGATGGGACTGACAGGGGACCTCAGTGTTGGTGCTTCCCTTGGTGTGCTGGCGGACATCGGGAACGTCCATGTGTGGAGGAAGACGGTGGTTGCAGAGGAGGAGGTTCCGGCAGGGTACAAATTAGTGGATGACAATACAGATAGGACATTAAACGATGTACCCAATGCACTCATCAACTTAGGAAATACGAATCAACGTACTGCATACATCAATTGCGCTGACTCTATAACAGTGGATGATGGCGGCGGAATTTCACTCAATTCTGCAACAACACATTATCAAGCAAACGATGCGCTAAATGCTGCATCATGGCTTAGGGGTAAATATATAAAACTATACTATATAAATGACTTTGGAAACTGGTTTGGCCCTCCGGCCTTAGACCAAAATAAAACATATTATGTACCTAATGATGCGCAAATTAGCGTTAACTCGGCGACCATCATTGTGAATAAATTACAGCGTGTTGACGCTTACCCCCTCACTCCCGCAGGCACCCACATCACCTACCTAACCTCCACAAACCGCAATGCCTACCAGGAGGGAGACGATGCGAAAGAGGCGGGGTATGTGTTGGGGGATATGGTGAGTGGATACCTGTTTGCATCGGCGTGGACTGGTAATGCGTCCAATTATTATTACTCCGAGACAATTAAAGTTTCCGATACTGGGACATTGACACAGGAAAATGTAAAAAGTTATACCGCAAATGCCACTAATGATAGCTGGGTTAGTAATATTCAAAGTGCTATTAGAGGTAAATTTATTACTGTGAGTGGAGAAAAAGATAATGGTGGAAGTGAAGGAACTAACCTTGTCTATATCCCCGATGATGCCATTGTCAGTTACTTTGAAAACGGAGTCTCTCTCGGTTATCCATATAATTATGGATTTCTTGTCAATAAAATGCAACAGGTCACCGGCTCCCCCGCCATCCCCGCAGGCACCACTATTGAGTATCTGGGGGTGTTGGGGGACTTTGGTGGATCCTCTTTGGGATACATCAAATACGGTTCATACGTTGGCACAGGGACAGAAAACGTGATAATTCCGTTTAAAAATAGGCCGCTGATTGGTTTTTTGAATGTCGACGTCACAATGTTCACTGATACAAATTGGATTGTGCCGACTGGAAGCAGCGGAATTTCAAATTATACGGGGAGTGCAACCTGGTCTGGAGGGAAGTTGACCCTATCCAAAGGTGATTATTCTCGATTCCCGAATTCCTCTGGTAAAACTTATAAGTATGTTGCATTTTTGGAGGGAGAGTGAGCACAAATGTATTACATCAACTCAAGTCCGAACGAGACCGGCAACCACGGCAACCCCATGGGACAACCTTTCCCAAACTGTGTGACCCTACCTGACGATCTCCTGAGCCCCTATCTTGCGGCAAAGGGGTTTGTGGCCTTGACCGTGGAAGACGGTGCTGTGACAAGCCTGGAGACCAACCAGGAGGCGCTGGACGCCTATGAAGCAGACCACCCCGACCTCCCGCCGGAAGAGCCGGAGGAACCCGTCACCTGGGGCGCTATGGCGGCAGCAATTCGAGAAGGAGTGAATGACGTTGACTGAAAAAGAGTTTGTTTTGGATACCCTGCGCCGGGCGGGGAAATCTGCCGCAGTCAACTTGCAAGCAGAATCCCTCTCCATGACCGGCACGGAACTCTGTGCTGCGGAGGAGTATATCCCAGACTTCCAGGCGGCCAGGGCTGCCAAAAACATGCTGGAGCGCAAGGCAGGCCAGAAAGATGGCTTTGTCTGCCGGTCCAGCGCCGGGCGGGTGGTTCGGCTCCTCCAGGTCTACGACAGTGAAATCTATCCCCAGGAGCCGGAGGAGCTGCCCGCCCAGTGGGGGTTTGTCTGGTCCACTGACCCGGACAAGGCGCTGCCCTTCCTCTCCCTCTCCACTTCCCCCTACGCCAAAGGGGATTGCTGTACCGCAGATGGCAAAACCTGGCGCAGCAAGATTGACACCAACACCTGGTCCCCGGAGACAAGCCCGGAGTTTTGGGAGGAAGTGGAACCCTGACGAACCATCCCACACAGAGAGAGGAGGGCTGTTATGCCCATGGACAAGTGTACCTTTAACCCCGGGAATGAATGCTTGGGGCTGCAAAAGGCTAACATGTTGGAGAAGTCTCTGAACAGCCATTTGGATGCGGCCCGGCAGACCCATAAGGAGATGTATGACCGCATCCGGGCCCTGGAAACTGAGAGCGCACGCCGGGATGAACAGTATGTTCAGATTCTGGACAAGCTGGATGAAATGTCCTCCAAAATCACATCAGCACTCAGCCAGGTGAGTGAGCTCCAGATCAAGCCAGCACGCCGGTGGGAAGGGTTGGCTGATAAAGCAATCTGGGCTGTTTTCGCGGCAGTGATTGCGTTTCTGCTGGCAAAAATCGGGTTATGAGAGGGGGTGAAGGGAATGAGTGAAAAATGGAAAGTCTGGTGGAAAGCGGCGGGAATCCGTGCGATCAAGACCATGGCAGAGACCGCTATTGCCACGATCGGGGCGGCGGCGGTGCTTTCTGCGGTGGAATGGCCGGTGGTTCTGTCGGCCACCATACTGTCCGGCATACTGTCCTTGCTGGTTAGTATCAAGGGCTTGCCGGAAGTTGAGAAAGAAACCGCAAACAAAAACTAAAGACAAAGAAGGAGAATTTGTATGGCAAATCGTTTTTATCAGAATCGCATGGCAATCAAGGCAATCAGCGAGAAAGAGGGCGTAGATGTAGATATCGCCTCCCGCATGTATGCGCAGCAGCAGGGCTGGACCGGCTGGGAGAAGGAGATGGACGAATGGAACGATATTCAGCGTTCCTACATGAAGTCTAAGACAAAGACGCTGGCGGATCTGTTCCGATAATCTTGCAAAAACAAAAAACTGCCCCTGGTAAAGGGACAGCAAAAATTGACAATCCGCGGCGCGGCATGGTATGATGGATGCGCCCCGAAAGGGGACAGAAAGAGGCGCTGCACAAAACGGCAGGCGGTTTAGCCACATCCTCCGAAAGGAGGTGAGGCCCATGCCCATTACGATTACGTTACATATCTTCGGATATACCGTAACGATTCGCATTAAAGGCAGAAACCGCCACTCGGCCAAGTGACGGTTTCAAGGCTTTTGCTTTGATCTCTTAACTTGCACGGGCTAAACCGCTTGTAGCAGTGCCCTTTCTGTTTCCATTATACCATCCCGCCCCGGTTTGTCAAGAGAACAGGCCGGGGACTTTTTGTCCTGCTTGAAAGGAGTGAGGAGTGGATGAGTAACAGCCCACTTGTAACCTACACCAAACTATCCCCTAACCATTCCGGGCGGCGCAACCATGTAATCGACACCGTTTCCATTCACTGCATGGCAGGCAATGCCAGCGTAGAGACTTGCGGGGCATTGTTTGCTGACCCGTCTCGTAAAGCCAGCAGCAATTATGGGATTGGAAGCGACGGACGGATTGCCCTGTATGTGGAGGAGGCCAACCGGTCCTGGTGTACCTCCAATGCCGCCAACGACCATCGGGCCATTACCATTGAGGTGGCCAACAACGGCGGGGCGCCGGATTGGCCGGTGTCAGACAAAGCCTACGCCGCATTGCTGGACCTATTGACGGATATCTGCCGGAGAAATGGGCTCAAGAAACTACTGTGGAAAGGGGATAAATCCTTGATCGGCCAGGTGGACAAGCAGAATATGACGGTTCACCGGTGGTTTGCCGCCAAAGCCTGCCCGGGGGATTATCTATACAATCGGCACGGAGAGATTGCCGCCGAGGTCAACCGGCGGCTGGAAGGAGAGGAGGAGCCC